AGATTTTTGACTTTCCGCAGTGCCGCTTAGATGTGTTGGGTGTTACTGCTACTTTGCAACAAAAGACCACATCAGCCCTAGCGACTACGCTTAATGCTAGCTCAACGGGCGCGATTGGTCTGGGTACAGCAACGGCATCAGCAACGACTCTGGCAACTACGATGGTAGATTTCTTACCGTCTACCGCATTTACTTCTTCCGCTACGATTAATGTAGCAGGAACGGCAGTAAGCGCGGCTCTGGCTGCTAGTGCTCAATTCGATGGTACAACTACGGCTAAGGATCTTTATCTTAATACAGCCTATGCGACTACTACCGATGTTGATGGAGATGCAACGCAAACCATTAGCGGAACCATTGTAATTACCTGGGTTAACTTGGGCGATTACTAATCATGTCGGGGGCTTCGTGCCCCCTTCTGAGGTGAACATATGAAAGATGCACAAATTCTATACCCGTCAGCAGTAACAACGGCGGACCACAATATTGATTTCACCACATCGGCAAAAGGTGGATATGTTGTTATTGATGTAACGTTAGACGCTGCTGCCGCTTCTGTTGTTTTCACGATTCAGGGTGTTGATACAGCTAGTGATAGTACATGGGATATCTTGGCATCTGCTGCTGTAAATGCATTAGGCACAAGAGTTTTGCGTGTTTATCCTGGATTAACTGCGGCGGCAAACCTTACAGTCAGTGATGTACTTCCACAGGCTGTACGGATTAAGTGTGACCATGCAGATGCAGATGCAATTACTTACTCGGTAGGATTTATCGGTGTCGATTAAAGAAACGTTAATTTATGATGAGATGGAAGACAGTCTTTCTGTAACAACATCTTATGATGCGCTTCCTGTTATAGATTCCAATAAGAGAATCAAGAACAGCAAGAACTCAAAAGCCATTGAGAAATATAACGGCGAGATGGTCCATGCTGCTCGATTCCATGAGGGCGATATTATTAGGTTGAAAAGATTAGGATATGACTTGTTATCTCCTGATCAGGATGAAGTACGCAGGGCATTAGTCTATATCCAAGAAAATGAGCCTCATTTAATGTTGGTTCATGGGAAACCTTTTACTAGACAGCGGATAAAATGGGCATAGCAATCGTAGGCCTAAGTCCTACTACCCATAATCAAGCCCCTGTAAGGAAGGATGGATGGGAAATATGGGGACTACCTTGGGATGAAGGTTTCTGGGTGCGTTGCGATAGATTGTTTGAAATGCACGATATTCGGTTAATCGAGAAAGAGAACTCTCGCAGACCGAAAGATTATTTAGAAAGATTGCAGGAAATAGAAGTGCCTCTGTATATGCAAGAGGAATATTTTGACAATGTAACGGCTTATCCATTTGGTGACGTTCCTACAGAATATTTTAACTCTTCAATTGCTTATATGTTGGCTCTGGCAATTGCAGAAAACCCGGATAAAATCGGGATTTATGGCGTAGATATGAAGGGTGATGATGAGTACGGATATCAGAAGCCTAATATTGAGTATTTAATCGGCTTGGCCGAGGGTAATGGAATAGAAGTGATCATTCCAGAAGAAAGCCCATTAATGAAATTTCATGGTGAAGGGATTATGTTTGCTGATTTTTATCCAACATATGTTGGTCGTTATGGGTGGCTAGGTTAATGGCGATATCGACTTATGCAGAACTAAAGACGGCTGTTGCTAATTGGCTGGATAATTCTCAACTAACTTCTCGAATTCCAGAATTTATCACCATGTCTGAATCGGCTATAGGCCGTGATGTACGTATTCGCCAGATGGAAAAACGAGCAACTGCTAGTATCTCAACAGAATACGCGGATATGCCGACTGACTTTATCCTGGCGAGGAATATCCAGATTAATTCTACTGGCCAGGATAGGCTGAAATATTTAACCCCTGAGCAGATGGATATTTATCATCCTGCTCAAACTACCGGACAGCCTCGTGTTTATTCCATTATCGGAACAGAGTTTCAGTTTAAGCCTGTACCAGATGCAACTTATGAGATAGAGATTGCTTATTTTGCCCGATTCTCAGCCTTATCTGGTGATAATGACACTAATTGGCTACTAACTAATCAGCCAGGAATCTATCTCTATGGCTCATTGGTGCAAGCTGCTCCATATGTAGACGATGATCAAAGGACAGCTTTATGGGCGAGTCTTTATAATGCTGAAGTCGAAGCGATTAACAAGCAAGATAATGAGGCCCGCTGTAGTGGTGCCGCCTTACAAATGCGAACAGATGTAGGAGAATAACGTGGCTTTAGAGGATCTCGTTGGAACTAAATATATAGATAGTCTTGTCTCCGCTAATCCGGTGGGAGCTACTGATCCAAAATCAGAAGGCGATGATCATATTCGTGGAATTAAAAATGTTTTAAAGACCACCTTCCCTAGTATTTCTGGAGCAGTTACCTCTACCCATACAGAACTTAATATTTTAGATGGTGTTACATCAACAGCAGCAGAATTAAACATTTTAGATGGTGTGACAAGTACGGCGGCAGAATTGAATATCCTAGATGGGGCTACAGCAACGGCCGCTGAAATAAACGCTCTTGATGCTGATCAAGTGGCAACTACGCCAACTGTAACTGGTGATGATTCATTTATAATGGATGATGCTGATGTTGGGACAGTTAAAATAGACATTGATAATGTTGATACTTATCTAGCCGCTTCCACGAAAACATTGACAAATAAATCTATTGATTCCGATACTAATACGATAACAAATTTAGACGCGGCAACAATAGATTTCACGCTTGCAACAGGCGGCTCATGGTCAATAACCTCTGGAGGCACACAAGTTATCCCTGCTGGGCTTTATATGGCGACACAAACAGCTGGAACTATAGGCCTTAAGGTTGATATAAACCAGGGTGCGTCTTGGAGAGCTGGCAGTCAATCATGGTCAGCAGGTTTATTTATCTCAGATGGGACGAATGTAAGAATTTCTGGAAACGGATCTGATACATCAACCGTCTATTATAGAGAGCTTGCATGATAATTCCGTTCACATCAATCGGAGAGGCTGGAGTTATAAAAGATAAGCCAGCTCACAGCATTCCGCTCAATGCGTGGAGTGATGCTATAAATGTGCGATTTAACGATGGATATGCAGAGAAATCTTTGGGATATTCGTCACAACTTGGTACGCCTAGCATAGCGCCTTATTTTCTTCTTCCATTTCAATCTACATCTCTATTTTATTGGATATATGCAGGATTAACCTCTGTTTATATTACTGAAGGAACAACTCATTCTGATATTACAAGATCAAGTGGAGCCTATAATGCTAATGCAGATGAAGGGTGGACAGGTGGAACACTCGCTGGGATTCCTATCTTATGCAATGGATTTGATGCCCCGCAAATGTTATTCCCGGCATCTCCGAGTAATCCGCTCTCTGAGTTAAGTAATTGGCCAGCTAATACTCAGGCTAAAGTTGTAAAACCATTTAAAAATTATTTAATAGCTCTTAATATGGTAGAAGAAGGAACTGATTATCCTTATGTAGTCAGATGGTCACACCCTGCAGATCCTGGCACTGTCCCCACTACTTGGGATTATACAGATACTACTAGCGATGCTGGACGTATTCCTTTGTCTGAAGGTGGTGGAGCCATTATTGATGGAGGCTCATTAAGGGATTCGTTTATTATATACCGTGAATTTTCGACTTACTCGATGAGATTCATCGGCGGGAGGTTTATCTTTGAATTTAGACAAATATTTCCGTCAAGTGGCATTTTTGCTAAACGATGTTTTGCTGAGTTTGAAGGAAAGCATTGCGTATTAACTACTGATGATCTGATCGTACATGATGGAGTTACTCAGAAATCTGTATTGGATTCAAAATATAGAGATACGTTATTTTCTGAATTAAATACAGCAACTAATAACAAAAGAACTTATCTATCCATAAATTATGCAAAGAATGAAGTCTGGGTATGTTATCCAACAGGATCAGATGCTTTCCCAACAAAGGCTTTAGTGTGGAATTACAGACATAATACATTGGGATTTAGAACTCTCCCTGGATCAATGGATATAGCCTTTGATGTAATAGATCCACAATCTACCGCTACATGGGATTCAGATTCAGATACATGGGATTCAGATTCTACGAAGTGGGATGCAAAACAATATAACCCCGCTAAGCGAGCTATGTTGATGGCAGATACTACAAATACAAAACTCTACAAGATGGATGACACAAACCAGAACGATGGCGTCTCATTCACGTCTACGCTTGAAAGACAGGATATGCAATTAGCCAAGGATTTTGATCAGATTGTACATGTTAAAAGAATCTATCCTAAGTTCACTGGTAGCGGGACGGTTACTGTTTACATGGGAGGCCAGAATGCGATAGGTGGAAGTGTCACTTATGATTCAGGCCAAACATTTACTATTGGAACAGACCATAAATTAGATGTGAGAGAAACATGGAGACTTCCTGCAGTTAAGTTTGAATCTACGGGCGATGTCTCGTGGAAATTGCATGGGTTTGATCTAGAGGTAACTGACTTTGGTAAGCGTAATTCGGGGTCTGCGTAATGTACGTCCCTGGAGAATTGCCAGAAGTTTCTCCAGAGCTTGAAGGGCTTAAGAGAGCTTTAGAGGAAGAATTACGAAAAATCTCGGAATCTCTTAAGGTGGGAGAATTTGAAAGCATTAATTTACAGCTATTAACCTCTGCTCTGGATAAGAATAGGAGTGGTGATTTGATCAATGCAGATGGCACGAACTACGATCCTGGAAATGGTGCGGGTATTTACCATTTTAATGGTACAATATTCAATAAATTAGGGTGATATTATGTTAGGCGGATTAGGAAAAGCACTTTTTGGTAGTCCTGGAGAATCAGCACCAACCACTGTGGCTGGGTTTCAACAGCCGTTCCTTCAGGATTTATTTCAGCGAGCGCAGGAATTCTCTCAACAGCCAGGAATAAGTCCTTTAGAGCAGCAGGCTCAACAGCAAGCGCTTAGTTTTGCGGGAGGGTTAAATCCATTCTTGCAGGGCGCTCAAGGGGCTGGGCAATTCCTCACGTCTACGGATATCCTTTCTCCTGAAAGCAATCCCTTCCTTGCTCAAACTGCTCAAGCGGCGACTAGGCCTATCTTTCAGCAATTAACGGAAGATGTCCTCCCGGCCATCCGTGGTGGCGCAGTTGGCGCTGGTGGATATGGCGGGTCTCGGCAGGGAATAGCAGAAGGTATTGCGTCCAGGGGCGCTCTACAGGCCGCAGGGGATGTTTCAGGCGATATCTTTAGTCGTGGGTACGGTCAAGGCTTGGGAGCCTTACAGCAAGGATTGTCTTTAGCACCTCAAACAGCGGCTTTAGGGATTTTACCTAGTCAAATCATGGCCGGAGTTGGTGAACAGCAAAGGTTGGCACCATTTGAGCAGCTTTCCAGGTTCCAATCATTGTTAGGTGCTCCGATTATGCAGGGTGGCGGCGGAACAACCGCACAACCAGGACTTGCCTCTCAGTTTGGCCTTGGCTTTAACATAGGGTAATAATATGCCAATTCAATTCAATATTGATTTAACAGCCCGCAGAAGGCAGCAAGAAGCATTAGCTGAGATGGAGAAACAACGACAAGCTACCGAGGCGATAACAAATCAATTATTTGGCATGCCAGCAGAAGGCCCGCCTACGGCAGCAGGATTGCCATCAAGAATGGGTGGTGTACTTCCTGGGGGCCCTATGGCTGATATTGCTGAAACTCAATTAATGTCTGGTGTTCCTAGTATGCAACAGGCCGGGTTTGGCTCCGCTCAGCAATTATTAGAGCAGCAAAGACAACAGCAGATTGTGGCTGATCAAGCGAAGCAAGTCACTCAGGCGCTTTCTGGCATTCCAACAGAAGGCCGTCCAGGGCTTGAGGCATTGGTTCGCGGGGCGCAAATTCCCGGCGCAGCAGGAGAAGAGTTCAGAAAGAGATTGGCTGAGACATTAACTCCAACAACTCTCGGCGCTGAGCAAACATTATATTCCGCATTCGGCGAAAGAGTTGCAGGGATAAAGCCTGGAGATATTCCTCCTAAAGAAAGCCGTCAGCTTGAAAAAGACCTGCGGAATAAGTTTCTATCAGAAACTAAATCCTTTGATGATGAAGGCGCAGCAATGGCCAAGATTAAGTCTCTTGGTATGACTTCTCGTCCAACTGCGGCAACTGATAATTCTTTGATCTTCCAGCTTGCTCGGTTACAAAGCCCAGGCATTGTTACAAAAGATGATTTTGAGAATCTTAAACAGACAGGCGGACTTCCTTCGAAAGTTCAATATTATATCAATAACCTTACTGAAG